ATTCTTTGTTGTGTTGTATTATAAAATCAAGTAAAAAACAGTAAGCACTAGCGCTGTGAATGTAAACGTCCATTTGTGTGTCCTTCATAAAAAAATTATAATCTGGAATTTGGAAAATACTAGAAAATATTTCTTTTTGAAATCCTTCTTTTTCACATTTTTTTGCCTTTGCCGTTAAACCAGTTTGCTCAAGTAAAGATATAGTGTGAACCTTGTCTGAAGTCAATCCAATAAAATGGATAATATCATCGATTTTATGTGATTTTTCGTAGTTGTGGATAAAAATAGTCTCACTTGGATTGTATATAGAAATAAATCGGTCTAGTTCATCAAATGCGGTTGAATTGTGTATATTGTTGTTTTCATATCGAAATTCAAACAGTTTTGATTTGCCTGTAAAATTATCAATTAAAGCAATCCCACAGTGAAAATAAGGTAATTTGTTAAAAGCATCGCACGCATACTTTTCTATCCAAATCACACAACAATAATTGGAAATCTTTCTTTTATTTGTTTCAATGTTGGTACTTGGTGAAAATATCCCCTTTTCCCTCCTCAACTTTACCTTTCTTTTTTTAATCATTTGTTCTGCATACTCTTCCCATACCGCAACAGTATATCCTTCATCTAAAAGTTTTGGAACGTATTTTTGAAGCGGTTTACATATAGTATAACCAGCCATTTCCAGTGGAACAGACTGAAAACTTCCTTTTTTTGCTACTTGACATTCTAATATCCGCGAAAACTCCAATAGATAGTGGTCAGTTATGTTATTTTTCTTTAAACCATACACTTCATAAAAAGAGCCACATTGCCATAGTAAAAATATTTTGTCACCAAACTTTTTTTTATACATATCAAATGTATCAAAATATTCGGCAATCATTGTTGGAGGTTCGCTAGTTGTTTTATTTTGTTTATTTAAATTCGTCATTGTATTATTACATAATAACTCATCAACTTGGGTTTAAATATTTTTCAAATATCAATTAAATTAAGTATCCATGTAGTTGTGAAGCAGTGTGTCTACATTTTTATTGTAAACGTCACCAGATAGAAATGAGTTTTCATAGATGCTTCGTATAATATGTTCTGGAGCAGTAGAACCTATTTTAATCAAGTTATGTTTTCTTAAGTAGTGTTTTATTTTACTTAATGGTCGCTTTTTAAGGGTATGGGTATCTTTTAAAATCTTTTTCCTTGTTTTCTGATTTTTTATCAAAACACCAACACGTCCATTTTTCTTTCCCAAATGAATAAACCGTTTCGTAGTAGTTTTCAATTGTTTCATTTTTTTCAATGTTTTCCCTGGTTTAAGAATAGATGAGTTTAATGTTGCGTTCGGTAAGTTGTTGTTATTGTTAACATTCGCCATTTGTTGCTTTAATTGATTTAATTTTTGTTGTCTTTCAAAGAACTGGTCTGTGTGCACTGATACGGGTGATATATTTGTATTATCAACCACCAAATTAGGAATAGTAACATTAGATGAACCAGTTAACCCTTTTGGTTTCTTTAAGGTTTTATTATATATAGAAAATAATGGTTTTTTACCATTCTTTAATATACCATAAGGTGGGTCAGGTTGAAGGGGTTGTGTTGAAATAGAGTTAACGCCAGCGTTAGCAATAACATTGGCACCAGCATTTACATCATTTAAAATATAAGCAGTTGGAACAGCGGTTGAGGTGATTGTATGAGGTGTATTAACATTAGTGTTAGGAGTAGGCTTATTAGTATTGGGGATAGATATAAGTGGTGTGTTTAATATAGTTGACTGTTGATGTGGTTGCTGTATCATATATTGTGGTTGTTGAACTTGTATCATCGCTTGTTGTTGCTGTTGCTGTTGTTGCATTCGCTGACGTTCCAACCTTCTTGATAACTTTCTCTCCCTTCTTTTCTCTTTTTTTGATTTATGTTTGGCAGATAAACTTTGAAGATAATCTAAACTATTGGTTAAATCGTGTTGTAACGAATCTGGATTTAAGTTTCCCGTATTATTTGACTGATTATTGGTTCTTTGCTGTCTTTCTCTTTCCTTTTCCATCTTTTTATGCTCTTTTATTCTACTTATTAACTTTTGCTTGAGTTCCTTATTTGCTTTATGGTCACCATTTCTTGCTGATTTCTTTTTTCTTTCTTTTTTCAATGTTTTTGATTTACCCATTTTAAAAAACTCAGGGTTAACAGATATTTTTTTGGTAGCCATATATTTAATTATAAATACAAATTAATAATTAAAATTAAACTTAAATCAATTAAACTTAAATCAATTAAACTTAAATCAACCAATTAAACTTATTACAAATACATATTTACCAAAGGATTTTTTTCTTTTTCTACACGGGATTTAACCTCATCATTTTTCAAATACAACTTAAATCCTTTTTTCATATCTTTGATGGAAATTTTACGCTTTTCATCTTCAGACAAACAAAATACTCTACGACTATGTGCAATTTTAACCTTAGAAAGCAATGTTTCCATATCTCTCCCAAAATATTTAAAGTAATCTTTGTGTTTATTAAACCAAGAACTTGATATCTTATCTATACTCCATTCACAATCTTTTACCTTTTTGTTAAAAATCAACTGTAATTCTTCTGGAGTGTAATCGTCTATTTTAAACCGCCATATAAATCTTGAATCCAAACCTTGATTATATGAAAAGAAACATTTCTTTAAATCTTCTTCGTATCCAGCAATAATAACCATCAACTCATGTTTATGATTACTTAATGCCTCACACAATGTATCAATACATTCTTTGGCAAACGAGTCTTTTTTTTCAGTATTTCCCAAAGCATACGCCTCATCAATAAAAAGAACTCCACCCAAAGCACTTTTAACCACTTCACTGGTTTTGATTGCGGTTTGTCCTAAATACCCCGCGATTAAATCCGCACGGGTTACCTTTTTAAAGACATTATTTTTTAAAATACCAAGTTTGGAGTAAATACCACCTATTATATGAGCTGTTTCTGTTTTACCAGTTCCTGGAGGTCCGTAAATAACTGTATGCATAAACTCATTGTTGACGTTTTCATTTTTATGGACATGGAGTTTTTGTATAAAATACAGTATTTGGTCTAATATGTTTTCCTTTAAATTATGCATACCTATCATTTCATTTAAACGCACTACATCTGGTCGTATTAAGTGTATTGCCTCCATATCAATATTGTATTCTATGTCAGGAGATAATGGATAATCATCCGCTAATTTTATCAAGTCTTCTATATTGTTTAATGTAACCTTTATGTCAACCTTTTTTTTCTCAACAACAACTGGTTTGGGTATAGATACAACCGGTTTTGAAAAATTAAACTGTTTTAAATTAAAATCATCATATCGTTCATTAATATCCATCAATGTATTGGTAAGTGTTTTAGAGTTGTGGCGTTTATTATTTCTTTGCTTATGATAATTGTAGTTATAACTGTTTAAATAATACGATATAGAATTCCTATCATTATAATCGCTACTGATTGTCCTACCCTTTTTATTACTTATTTTTGACGACTTATTAAATACAGATTTATTTTTCATTATATTGTTATTAACCTGGTTGTGTTTAATATTATCTGAAAAAGATTGTTTTATTAAATCAGAATGCGGTTTATCCAATGTAAGATTATTGAGGGATTGGTCTATAATATATCCCTTTTTAGTTGTAATATTTAGAATTTCTTCAAACTCATTACATAACTCATTAATCAACTCTTCCACAGTTTTTTCAACACCATTATGTAGGGGAGAATTAGGAGGTGTTGTATTATTTTTAAAACCATCTGATATTTGTGTGAAATTAAGGGATAAGTCTATAACTAAGGGATTTATTTTATTATTTTTATCTTGATTGTCCTTATTATTTGGTGATTTATTATTGCGCGGATTCATATATATAGCGAAATACAATAATGTTGACCAAATAATTTATTGATAATCAAACATATAAAATTGATTTTTAATAATTACAATAAAAAATAGTTAAAATGCGAAAAACTCGTGTAACCAAAAAAAAGAATACAAATACACCATCGAAAAGCAAACCAATGACCACAACGAAAAGCAAACGTAACACAAAATCACATTCCAACCCTCCATTAAAGAGTGATATAATGGACGAATACAATGAAGTAAATTGGAAGGTAATCGAAAGTTATTTTAAAAATGACCATTTAGGCAAACTAGTTCGTCATCAATTGGAGTCTTACAATCATTTTATAGACGAGGATTTGATTAATACTATTAATATGTTTAATCCAGTAACTATCCGGTCTGAAAATGACAAAGATGAAAAAACGGGACTTTACAAGTTAGAAATTACAATTACATTTTCCAACTTTCAAATGTATCGTCCTGAAATCCACGAAAACAATGGTGCAACTAAAATAATGTTTCCACAAGAGGCAAGATTACGTAACTTTACATATGCTTCTACAATGACATTGGATTTAAATATGGAAATAAAGGTAAGGTATGGTGAAAATCTACAACAAGTAGAAACTCACTTTAAAAAACTATCAAAAATTCATATTGGTAAAATGCCAATAATGTTAAAGTCGAAGATTTGCGTTCTTAGTCAATACAAACATCTACATACTGATTTGGTAGGAGAATGTCGTTTTGACCCCGGAGGTTACTTTATCATCAGTGGTTCAGAGAAAACCATATTAGCACAGGAAAGAGCGTGTGAAAATAAAGTTATGTGTTTCAATATAAAGAAAAACAACAACAAATGGTCGTGGTTGGCTGAAATCAAGTCAATACCAAAGGATAAGTGTATATCACCAAAGCAAATCAATATGATGATAGCGGCAAAAAGCAATGGAACAGGACACTCTATTTACATTCAAATACCTAGAATTAAACAACCTATTCCATTGTTTATACTATTTCGTGCTTTGGGAGTAATGTCAGACAAAGAAATATGCGAATATATATTGTTAAATATCGATGAAGGTAGAAAAACAAACTTAATATACTCACTTAAAGCGTCTATTATGGAAGCCAGCAAATGTATAACTCAAGAAGATGCTATAAAGTATATTGTAAACTACGCCATGTTTACACCAATAAATATGGATAAAGAAGAAGGATACAAAATGAAGTATAATTTCACTACAAATGTATTGGAAAATGATTTGTTTCCTCATTGTGATAGTTTAAAACAGCGTTTGTATTTTCTAGGATACATGACAAACCAGTTGATACAAACATCATTGGGGTGGAAAAAATGTAGTGATAGAGATTCATACAAAAACAAACGGTTGGATTTGGCTGGTGTGCTGTTAAACAACTTATTTAGAAATTACTTTAATAAGTTGGTAAAAGACATGACAAAGCAAATCATAAGAGAAATAAATAATGGGTCGTGGAAATCTACTTATAATTACACCAATATTATCAATAATACCAATGTGTATAAAATCATTAAATCCACCACTATTGAAAACGGCATAAAAAGAGCATTGGCAACCGGTGACTTTGGAATTAAAAACACAAATTCCAATAAAAGTGGTGTAGCACAAGTATTGAGTCGATTAACATATATTTCATCTCTTAGTCATTTAAGAAGGGTAAATACACCAATTGATAAAAGTGGCAAGTTAATTCCACCTCGAAAACTACATAATACACAATGGGGATTTATATGTTTAGCAGAAAGTCCAGAAGGTGCTGGTGTAGGGGTTGTTAAAAACCTTGGATACATGACACATATTACTATCCGCTCTAATATTGATACAATATACAATGTATTAAAAGATAAATACGTTCCAATTGAAACCAAAACACCAATGGAATTACATGGTGAAGTAAAGTTAATGGTAAATGGAAATTGGATTGGTATAATTGAGCGTGAAAAGGTAATTGATACATACGATTATTTAAAACAATGCAAATACAATGGTAAAATAAATATATTTACCAGCGTTGTATTTGATTATAAAAACAAAGAAATCCAAATATGTAATGATGCTGGTCGTCTTACTCGACCGGTATATAAAGTAAAAAAAGGAAAAACATTATTGGAAAAAAACAATAAATTAGTAGATGATATAAATGGTAAAAAGGTAGATTGGAATGATATGTTAATTAATAGTGATTATGGAGAGTCTATAATAGAATATATTGACCCTGCTGAACAAAATGCAAGTTACATTGCTACTAGTCAAACCAAACTAGCCGATTCAAAATCACATACTCATTGTGAAATACATAGTAGTAGTATATTTGGTTTATTGGCAAGTTGTATTCCATTTCCAGAACACAACCAATCTCCAAGAAACACATATCAATGTGCTCAGGGAAAACAAGCAATGGGAATGTATGTATCGAATTTTAGAACAAGAATGGATAAAACAGCATACGTTCAAACGTATACCACTAGACCTTTGGTAGATACTCGTATAATGAACATTATGAATTTACATAAAATACCATCCGGGTGTATGGTTATTGTGGCGATTGGTGTATATGGTGGTTACAACCAGGAAGATAGTATTATATTTAATAAAAGTAGTTTAGACAGAGGATTGTTTTCAGCAACATTGTATCATACAGAAAAAGATGAAGACAAAAAGATACAGGGGGATGAAGAAATAAGGTGTAAGGCAGATAAAACCAAAACCAAAGGTATGAAATTTGCCAACTACAATAAGTTAAACAATCAAGGAGTGGTTCCAGAAAATACACTATTGGAAAACAGAGACATTATTATTGGAAAGGTAGTTCCAATTAAGGAAAATAGAAACGACCATACCAAACTAATTAAATACAGAGACCAAAGTAAGGTATTTAGAACAAAGGAAAATACATATGTAGATAAAAATTACATTAACCGTAATGGAGATGGATATACGTTCGCCAAAATAAGAACAAGAACATATCGCGTTCCTACCATCGGTGATAAATTTTCGAGTCGCCACGGACAGAAAGGAACAATTGGATTGATTTTACCACACGAATCCATGCCTACAAGTGCGAATGGCTTGACGCCAGATATCATAATTAATCCACATTGTATTCCTTCTCGTATGACAATTGGTCAATTAAAAGAAACAGTTATGGGTAAGGTATTGTTACAGTTAGGGTTATTTGGTGATGGAACCAGTTTCAATGAACATCATGTTGTAGATATATGCAAAGAGTTGCAGAAATTGGGTTACGAGCGTCATGGTAATGAAATATTATACAATGGAATGAGTGGAGAACAGTTAGAAACTAGTATATTTATAGGACCAGTGTTTTACCAAAGGCTGAAGCATATGGTTAATGATAAAAATCATAGTAGAAGTATTGGACCAATGGTGGTATTAACTAGACAACCAGCAGAAGGTAGGTCACGTGATGGAGGATTACGTTTTGGGGAGATGGAACGAGATTGTATGATTAGTCATGGTGCGAGTGCTTTTACAAGAGATAGAATATATGGAGCAAGTGATAAATTTGAAGTTCATACTTGTAATAAATGTGGTTTAATAGCAGTCTACAATAAAGAGAAAAATATACATTATTGTAATACGTGTGAAAACAAAGTAGATTTTAAACGTGTATTGTTGCCTTATTCATGCAAATTATTGTTTCAAGAATTAATATCCATGAATATAGCACCTCGTTTAATTACAGAATAGTAATAACACATAACACATAACACATAACACATAACACATAACACATAACACATAACACATAACACATAACACATAACACATAACAACTATAATATAAAACAAATATATTTAGACATTTTTTATTATTTTTAATTAGATATAATATAGATGGGATATTTTAGATTTAAAAAAAAGCACGATTTTTATAAAAGATTAGACGAGTCTTATAGAATAAAAAATAAGTATCCAGATAAGGTTCCAATAATAGTAGAAAAACATAAAGGATACGATGATATACCAGATATTGATAGAAACAAGTATTTAGTACCAAATGATATTACAATGGCGGAGTTTATGTATGTTATTCGTAAAAGAATTCATATATCCCCTGAAAAATCTATTTATTTATTTGTAGAAAACTTGGGATTGGTTCCAACATCTTTACATATACAACAAGTATATGACCAAGCACAAGATAAAGATGGATTTTTATATATCAAATACTGCGGTGAATCTACATTTGGATAGTGATAATTATTTTATAGTAGTAGTATATAAATGAGTAATCTTAGTAAAGTAATAAATTCATATACCACAAAGGGACCAACAAACGATGGTTCTAGTAGAGTTGCAATGATGAAGCACGTTCAACGACGATTGGCACAATACGTAGATGCAGAAAGTAAATCAGCAACACTTTTTGGACACAAAGTTGGAAGCACTATCCAAAATGTTGGTTCAAACAGCGGAGACAGTAGTCAGCGAACTTACTTTAATATGACATTTAGTGGTTTGTCTGTAAAACAAAAATAATTAGGCAATACAATAACATAACAACATGATACCTTAGATAAGATATTATGTTATTATAGTATATAAATGAATAAATTTATTGCTGAATTTATCGGTACTCTTGCCCTTGTTTATACTATTTTAGCAACAGGACAACCAATCGCAATCGGTCTTGCCCTTGTTTTGATTATTTTGGTAATTGGTGGTATTTCTGGAGGACACGTCAACCCTGCTGTGTCATTTGCTATGTATTTAGGTGGTAAATTGTCTCAGGAAGATTTAATGCCATATGTAATCGCACAATTGTCTGGAGCGGTGGTTGCTTTGGAACTTCATAAACGTCTTTAAATAACACATCTATAATTCCAAACAACCCATATAATAAACACAATAATATATAAATATTATATATATGACTGATATATTTGATTATGATGGACCTGCTTATGTATCCGCATTCGCTGAAATAATGGAACGTATTGAATACATACAAAACAATGAGGTAGACGCCTCAATAAAAGAAAAGAAATTGTTGAATAGTTTTTATAAACATATAAACCAAAGTAGAAGTGCAAGTAGAAGCGTTAGTAGAAGCGCAAGTAGAAGCGCAACGAAAAGCAGAAGTGCTAGCAAAAGCAAAAGCACGAAGAAAAACAGAAATAAAATAGGAAGAAAAAAGAAAACTATTAAACGCAAATATTAAGCGATAAATAATAATTAAGTTTAAACCATTAAAATAACATATATTATGATAGTAACTAACATATGTTAATTATAGCAATATCTTCTTTTTTAGTTTTAAATGCTATATTTTGGGGGTTAATACCAGTAGGAAAATATTCCCCTCATCAACTTTTATTAAATTTCTTCAACATAGACTATAAACCCAACCTTTACTTTCATTTGTTTATCGGAACCGCATTTTATATTTTAGCAGTTTTATTAATACACAAAGGGGAATCATTTTTTACTAAGGAAGCGATAAACGATATAGGCAGCCAATAAAGACAGTCCGAAATTATAAGACACTGCTAATTTATTTTGTTTTACCTTTTCTACTTTTGATTCGGATGTATCGCTATTTTCACGAACATGCTTTAATATAGCACCGTTTAACTCAAGTGGTTGATTTATATTTTGAAACGACTCTTTTACTTCTTTGTAATCGCTTTTTGAAATAGGCATATTAGACGGACCTTCTGTTACAGGACACACGCTTTTTGGACAACGAATACATTCTGGAGTTCCCTCAGAAAATGCTTGAAACATAGCCAATGGATTTATTTTTCCTATATTTTCCATCATACCTGGAACCAACCCTTTCATTCTACTTCTTCCACCTGTCATAGATACTCCACCCATTTTAATATTACCAGTTGGAACATTATTAATATATAAATAACGGTCTACTTCTCTTCCACCCAAATTACATTTAGCAAGAGTTTTTAAAAAATACTGATTTCCCAACTTTTTCTTAATGGCGCGGCCAGTTCCTGATACCAATACTTCTGTATAATTAATTAAACCAGCTACATCAGCAGCAAGAGCACGCATATTACCACTAGGACTCATACCCAATTGACTTGGAGTTCGTATTGCAGACGAGTAGTTGAAATCTCTTCCCATAAAACTAGTACCACCTTTACCCTTTTTACTTCCCATATCAGACTGTGATTTTTTCACTACATCGCCTACAAAACCCTCATTAATATTTTTCTCATTAGTTATATCCGTAAAACTCATTTATATAATAACAATATAAAATTATATTAACAATTAAATACAGCAATGAATGAATTAATCAAATTTAAAAACAAATATAAGTATAAAAGTTACAATCGTATCCCAAATTATGATGTAAAAACAAATGTAATTATCCAAGATATTATGAATGAAATAGTTGAAAAAGTAGTTACCACACATCAAAACGATATAGATGACAAAAAACTAGGTAAATCATCATCCCCTAAAAACAATAATATGGAAAATACGGTAAGTATGATGGAAGAAAATGAATGTAGAATATGTTTTGAAGAAGAAACACCAGAAAATCCATTTATATGGCCTTGTAGATGTAAGGGGACCAGTAAATACGTACATGAATCATGTTTAGATAAATGGAGGTATGAAAGTGTAGGTACACCGGCCTTTGAGATCTGCATGGAGTGTAGATACAAATATAAGTTTCAACACCAATATCCATACGAATTTCATTCTCAAATTTCCATAAATTCGTGTATCGTAATGGTTTGTGTAAATATGCTTCCTTTGCTGTTTAGTTATCTTATGTCTCAGGTTGATTTAGTAAATGACCATATTATTATCAGAACTGTTATGGGTGAAAACAATACATTGGTTCAACATATAAGTAATAATCCACAATTACTTAGTAGTCTTTCTTATAATATGTATTACAATATGATATTGACAACACAATCATGGTTTTTTATGTTATGTTATGTAACATATATCTGTAAAACGGTTTATAGAAAAAAACAATTTTTCAAAAAACTTATGAAAAATTGGTTTTTTTATTTTTTCTTTATGTTTAAATTTCCTTTATTGTTTCAAACGTTGATAGATGATGTTGCTTGGACAACCGTTTTTGTTACAATATGCACCATTTTTATGTTTTTCGAACCAATGTATTACATTATATTGTTTAAAAAACATAACGCTATACTAATTTATTTAGACACAGACAATACTTATACATTGAGAAATTACATAGAAGAAGAAGACACCTCTCAATTAAATCAACAACAGATGCAACTATATATAGAAGAATTACAAAATGAGTATTCCATACAAGGAGTAGTTGTGTCACCTTAATGAAATATTCATCATATATTCATCATACATTTGATGTGTAATCAATATTAAATTTATAACCATAGACCAGACAACTTTGCGCTACTACGTGGCGCTACTATGTTGCTTAATACTTAATGCTATCACTTTTCTTTGCTGCTTGATTTTGTTCTTGTTTTGATTTTTCAACCACCGATTTCAACTTACCTTCATTTTCACGAATACCTTGCTCGTTTTTCTGAATGTCTTTTTCTAAATCCTTAATTCTACTTCGTATCTTAGAAGCACTTTCTTTGATTTCATTAATTTTCATTTTTTGCTTGTATAGTTCATCCTTTTCATTTTGCGAACACTCATCCATTCCTTCCTTTACAGATGGGTTAAACAAACCTTTAATATCACGAATAGATATTTTATTTAATTGACTTATTAACAAAACTAAAATTAAAAATATTAATAGTTTTACAATATAATTAACCAACATGTATATATCCTATGGGGAAAATAATTTAAATTAACACGCTTCAGGGTGCTTAGCACAAGCATCACTATTATCAACACCTCTTCCTTCTTCTGAATTTTTAAGTTTTGTTATATTTTTCTTTGTTTCTGCTATTTTATTAACCTGTTTTTTACTATTAGAAATCAAACTTTTCATTTTATCCATCAAATCTTTAATACTAGTCTCTGCTTCAACTATCATACTTTTATTATCGCTCATTTTCTTTTTAAAACATTCCGATTCTTTGGAGGACTTGTTTGGATTGCATGTCATTGCTTCTACTACATATTCGGCATTGGGAAAAACAATTGTTGTCAATAGATGATTTATGATAAGAAACAAAAAAAATACAATTAATAAAAGATGTATATTCATATACTTTATATTTAGAAATATATTTTATGCACTGGAAACATTGTGTAAATATACAAAATGATTTTGTCTAAGTATTTTAAAATAATAAAATGTATATATGTATTATATATAATGTTGAAATATAAAGATATATCTTGTTGCTCAACCACATCTAAATCAAAGGTAGAAACCATAAGTTTAATTCCAAACGACTCTGTTTATAAAAATAGTTGTCCTACCAATACGAGAAGTCGTGCTAGTGTTATTAAATCCGCACAACAACCAAACAACCGACCATACTCTTACTCATACAGAGAACATTTGAAAAATAAGCGATTTGCTACTTACCAACAGAAACTACCAAAGGAACGTTCATATGTAAATGGTAATACACTAACTAGTAGCACTGCTGGAAATTGTGATTCTACTTGTAACAAAACACACTTTAATCCAAACAATAAGAAATTTATGAAACAAGGTGCTGTGTCAAGTGGTAGTCGTTTGGACCGATTGAAATACGACACTATCGCAAATGCCAATACTTGTAGCAATGACCCTACTAAGTGTACTGGTGTGTATGTTGGAGACAAACAACGCTTTACTGGTAGTTACAATGAAAATACCGATGCGAATTGTCCTCAAAATACGGCAAAACATCGTGTAATTGGTGCTTATCCTTACAACAATGGTTGTACAAGACTTTAATTTACACCAACCAATACAATAACAACAACAACAATAACAACACTAATAAATACATTCCATAAAATAAAATGTATTTTTTAATTTGATAGGTATATATAAATATAAATTAATTCCAAAACAAACAATAATGATGTATACTATGAATATTTTTAATAACAAATACGCACCAAAAAATGAAAACCCTCATCAATTAGTGAAAAATAACCCTAATATAAACAACACAAGAACAAACTGTAACGCTACTCCTTTTAGAATGCCTTACAATCATGTAAGAAAAACTAGTAATTGTGATAATTGTATTCCTAATGTAAAGGTTCAAAAAGACCCCATAGCACTTGCTGCTGGAGATGGTTCATGTTTTTGTTACGACCCTACTATACGAAATTACTTAAATAAAAATGGAATACCACAGCATGACTTTATTTTTGACCATTACAATGTGATGTATAAACGCGCTATGGTTTATGAGAAAAATACACCAAATAATATGTATGGAACCACAGATGTCTCTAATGTATTTTTTTCTACCAATCCAGACCCTTCCAATAATAAGATAGAACCATGTTCTAAATTGGTATATAAATTTTCAAACCATACCAATAGAAGGTATGGAGCATCTAGTCAAAAAGCACGAATAAATCGGTTAAGATACAATAATACTACTGCTATGCAATCGCGATTTTACAGTTTTGCTTGTAAAGACGCATATAAATGTCTTCACGATAGTTTAGCTCCTGCCAGAACTACCGCCAACGCATTAAACTGTGTGGATAGAAGAAACGGTAGTAAAAACTCTTGCAATTAGTTAATACTAACCGTTAATCTAAATTGAAAAAAAAGTAATAGAAAGAAATAACACAACAAAACAACACAACAAAACACAACACACAACACCAAATAAAATGATTTACAACACAACAACAAACCTACGTGACATAAAACAAAAACAAACTACATTTAAATCCATATTTAAAGATGCATTTACATATGGATTTTCATCTCAGGATGCTTACACCCCTTACTACAAACAAATCCATCGTTTAAATAAATACACCGCTATTGAACGAACCACTACCATATCACAATGTTATCTTTCCATTGATATGAACAAGTTCCTTTACAAATCACAGTCTAAAATGAAACAATATATAGAAAACCAAAATGTGGAGTTTTTGGAAAATGAACAAGTATATTCTCAACCTGTATATGATTACATAAGTGAATGTATGGATAAAAACCATACTATTACTATTACAGTGAGTCTTGAAAATTACATATACGATAAAGAAGAGAACACGCACGTTACACATTCTACTTTAATTGTTTTACATCCGGTATCTACCAAACCATCTAAAAAAACAGCATCAACACAATACAATATGTTTTACATTAATTCACACGGTGGTTCATTATTTTACACGAATTTCCACGAAAAACTTATTTGTAGACAAACACGTATTAAAAAAACAACATTTAAGTTGCCGATTGATTTTATACTAACCCAATGCTTTGTAAAAACAATAAACAAAAACAACAAAGATTATGGTTTAAATACACGTATCAATTACAATTTAAGTGATAATCACAACTATCTAAAACTTAACCTTCAATCCTACGATAATTATGGGTGTTGTTTTATATTTCCCATACTATTTAACTTAATCATACACACAAACTACAATAAATATTTTATAAACAAAAACAAGCGATACTCTATCATAGTAGAGCAAACCGTAGACCAAATGTTGGAAAACAAAAACATTGACTTGTTAGTATATCATTCACTTGCCCAAATAGACGACCGTATAAATCATTATTTGGCCAAATACTACTCTGATATAAAAAAACAAACATACCTAAGAAAAAAACAAATCAAAACACGTTCCAACAAACGAGACATGGTAGATATAGAAGATGTATGTGAAGAACTATACGATTCAATAGACAATCATTTAGACAATCACAAACATCGTTTTATAAAATCAACCTTAACTAAAACGATGATGTTTATAAAACAAAATTGGAAAATATATCAACAAGAAGTGTATGTTTAACACACAAGTAAAAGTTTAAAATACCATAATATAATATTTTTATCTTTCAATGGAACGACACAATCAAAAACAAACATACAAACAAAGGCAATCGCATAATGACACACGAATTGAACCAACCAGACGAGAAGCTCCGACCATTGATGATGCAGAGATAAAAACAACAATTAGTTGTCCAACTTCAATATGTGATATAAATGGAAACGTATTGCCTAATGGAAACTATTATTTTACAATAACAAAACACAATGATGCGTATTGTCAAGGGTCGCTTACATCAAAAGGACAGTATGGTGAGTTTACATTTAAGACCATTGATATTGTTAAAATGATGTCTATTGCTCAATCAAGACTAGCACGTCGTTCTGGTTTAGAAGAAGATGGAATGCCGGACTATATATCTCCACCTATATCTCCTGAAAATTCAAATTTAGTAAAACAATTAGATGAAAAAGAAGTAGTTCATAACTATTTTTACACACCAGACCAATGTTCTATATGTTTAAATATGATATCGGACAATAGAAAGCGGTTGTGTTGTAATCATAGTTTCCATAATCTATGTATATCTCAATGGTTGGCAAGAGACCAACGATGTCCTGTGTGTCGGTGTATTCATGTTGAACATTCACGACGAAGGCAATCTGCTCCTTCGCCACAAACATCACTGCCTGCTATGGATATACGACATCGATACAACAATTATGTTATTCCTAGAAATAATTATGTAGATAGTGATGCTTACACCAGAAATACAAATCACAATAACAATAACAATCACAATAACAATCACAATAACAATCACAATCACAATGTAACCCAAAGCAACTATTATTATAAAAAATAAAATTGATAATAAAATAGATTAAAATAAATTAAAATAGATTAAAAATAATTAACCTATAATATAAGTATATAAATATAGAAAATACAATGTTTTCTAGTAAAATGTCTAGTACCATATCCAAATTAGAAGAAGAATTTAGAAAAGCAGAAATCAAAAAAAAGTATAATTTACTTGTTCTCAGTCCAACCTTAGGAAAAGCAAGACCAAATGTTAAAAAACAAAACAAGAAAGGAAAACAAAACAATAAATAAAAACAATAAAACAAACCAAACAAAAACCAATAAAAGTTATTGATTTTTGTTTGTAATCTTGCAATTCAACTCTGGATACTTTTCATACAATTTAAAGATAGACTGCTCTTTCATTTTTGCTTCTATCATAATGTCTATATGAATACCATATTTTTTAGGGACTTCCATTAGGTAATCTGGTATCTTTTCAATATAATCACTGTGATGACCACATCTACCGCTACCTTGTTCGCTAACATGAAATTTAGGTTTTATACCTCTTCTTTTCCAAGTATAAAGTATCAAAGGTATGTAGAAACTCGCATCTCGAAACACTTCATTAGGGTGTAGTTTTTTGTAACAATCAAAGTGATGTGTATCAAATACCACTGGAACTCCTACTTGTTTTGAAATATACAAACAATCGACAATAGAGAAGCATTTCTCACAATTCTCCAATACCAAACGTTTTTTTATGTGAAAAGGGAGAGATAAGTAATTTTTACACCAACGTTTCATTGCTTCAACTTTGTTTCCATACATACCTCCTCCATGTATTACCATTACAGAATCCTTCCCCATACCCATTAAATCCAACACAGTAGCATGGTAATTTAAATCGCATATAGTGTGTTCTATAGCTTTCGGTGTTGGAGAACCCAATACATTGTATTGTCCTGGATGAAATGTAATGCGTTGATTGTAGTGTCGTGCTTTTTCACCAATTTCCTTCAACAAATCTTTGGCAAAATCAAATGTATAATCTTCAACCTTTGGATTGCTTTTATGTGGAAACATTTCACTGCTTAACCGAAACACCTTGATACCATTTGCCTCATTAAAGTCTATCAAAGTAAGTGTATCTTTTAAGTTTTGTATTATCTTTTCTTTTAATGCATCAATCCCTTTTTCTTTTATGGAACGAATAATCATTTTTCTAGAGGAAAATACAGGAGGTTTCTGTTCCCGTAAAACAGTGTTTAAACAACACAGTCCAAGTTGTATTGGTTTGTTTTCACTCATGTTGTGTTATTATTTGGTGTATTGTGTTGTGATGCGATGTATTTGTCTGTAAGTTAATAACACAATAAAAAAGATTATGTTTTATTTTCAATTTAGATTTTCTTAGTTATTCATTCAATCCCATTTTATATGACTAACGTTTTCACAATACGATTTATACAAATCAACTTCTTCATTGGTTTCATCCAATATCTTAGACATTTTTTTTAGTTTTGTTTTAAGGTTTGTGTTTTTTGATTTTAAGGTTTCAACGCGAGATAGTAACTTTTCTATTAAGTCATATTGTTTTTTAATTAACTTTTGCTGTTCCTTTTCCTGAACGGTTGG